TGTAGCACCGCCTGCTGTGTCTCCGAACGACCAGACATACACCAGTTCATGGAATGGGTTACTTGTCAGGGTTGCAGCAGTCGTAGCCGATGCGTCAAAGAATACGGACAGCGGAGCAACACCAGAACTGCGGGCTTCAACGATGGATGGGGTGATGACGCCGCCGCCACCGTTAGACGGGACGCCCCCAACCCTATACCCGAAATTAGGCCACGACTGCATAACAGAGCCTTAAGCGTGGGTGATGGTGCCGGAGTTGATCGTGATCGCCTGACCGAAGGTGAGCACGTTGTTGTCCAGCACGATGTCGGTCCCGGAGGTGCCCACGGTCAGCGTGTTGGTCAGGATGTCCACGTCGGCGGAGGTCGTGATCGACGCTTTGGCGGCAGTGCCCGCAGCAGACGCGGTGGTGTTCAGGATGCCTGCGGTGCCGCCGTTGGCGTCCGACAGAGTCAGCACGCCCGCGCCTGCCACAGTACCGGCGGTAGCCGCCAGGGTGAAGGTGGCCAGCAGCGTGGTGCCGTCGGAAGCGAAGAGTTTGAGTTTGCCGGACGAGCCGATTGCCGTCACGACGGCGTTCATGCGGGCTACCTTGGCGGCATTGGTGTAGGTGACTGACATGGCTTGGTTCCTTTAACGTTCAGTGATTTTTAGGAGGACGGATCTGTCATCTACCCTTGGCGGTACGCTATTGGTAGTGATTCGGCAAGTCAGGGTTTCTGTCTTCCCTACTACACCGCCAGAAATGAAAGCGGTTGCAGTTGTGGTTGTGTTGGACTGTGATACTTTGGTCAAACCAGAGCTAATAATCCATGTCACTGACGAAATGGTGTCAACCAGTGGAGTCAGGTAGGAAGTCCAGTCAAACGTGTAGTCGAGGACTGCGTTAGGGTCTTTTTTGAATGTAGCCATCACATATCCCTGAATTTGACGACCGCTACATTGCGTGTCAGGCGGCCATCCTCAATGCGCGAGTCATCACAATAGGCCTTGAATGCCTGCTTGTAATCGGCAGACTTCACCGGATCGTAGGTTTCGGTGTCCTGCATGCCATAGGCCTTGTGCTTGACCCAAAGTAGCAGGTTCAGGATGTGCTTTTCATCAATTTCAAATTCGTCGCCGGCCTCGATGGTCACTGGGAGCCGCAAAACCTCCATGGTCAGCGTCTCGGCGGTATTTGGAATGGGGAATGCGCGCAGAGAATTCTTCTCCAGGCCCTTCACAAAGCCATCAATCTTGCCTTTTGTGCCGTCAAAGCGCACATGCAGCGCATTGGCTTCATCCCGGGTGACTACGTGGAGCTTGCTTCCGCGGCTGTCATAGATCCCAAGGATTTGGAGAATCCGCTTGTCGATGTCGTACCACTCGGTATTGACGACCAGCGGAATGGTGAAGGTGCGCGCGTCTTGAATCCCATAGGTTTCACGGCAGAACTGCTTTTGGGCATCGTCAATGTAGGCGTACACCAACGCATCAGACCAAAGGTAGGGTGCTACCTTGTCCGATACTTCCTCGCGGAAGATGCCAAGCAGTTCTGTAGCGTCCATGGGCTTAGTCGGCCTTGGCGGTTACTACTGCCCAGGCTTCATTCACTTCCTCGCGGGAGGCTGTGAAACCCAGCTTGGCAGTCACGCGCTTCAATGCGGGGGTGCCGTCCTGGTTGAAGTCGCCTTCGGTGTCGCCGTCTGCCATGGCATCGAGAACGTCAATGATGGCCTGCTTGCGATTGAAGCCTGTGTTCACGGGGTCCACATCAGCGTCCACGCCTTCTGGCAATGCTCCGCGTGCGATGGCTTCCTTGTGAAACTCTTTGTCGAGTTCGGTGAGTTCCACGCCAATCAAGGCAGTTTTGCCATTGGTCAGTGCAATATGGATGTCTTCGCCAGTGGTAGATCGGAATTTCATGATGAATCCTCAGTTGTCCAAAAAACCCACCGGGGATCAAGCCGGTGGGGGTTAAAAGCCCCGAAGGGCGCCACTCAAGGAGAAACTTTTAGCCCTGCGTGAAAGCAGCACGTCCCTTGACGAAATACTGAACTTCCAGGCGAACCTTGCCGGTGGTTGGTGCGCCGCCGCCACTGGTCCATGTCACGCGCAACGTGTTGTTGGTCGCATCGTGGACGAGGCCGGTAGGCACCAACGGGACACGGGCGCCCAGCGCACGAATGTTGCCGTCTGTCATGTAACGTGTCGCAGATCCTGCATCGCCTACGTCCATCACGTCAGAAGTGGTGGAGTTCCAGGCTTCAGTGGTGACAAATGCACCACTTACGACGACTGCGCCAACAGGCAGATCCAGCGCGGGAGCTGCAACATTGTTGGCGACATCGGCCAGGTTGATGTCAACGAAAGCGGCGATCAGCTCTTGGCGAGCGGGGTTTTTGGTGATAGGCATGATTTATTCCTCACAACAACAAAGGGAAATGGAGAGTGTTTTTTTGGTTTTGTCAGCGAGGGCCGAAGCCCCCGCTTGTTACGCTTACTGTGCGTAGTGGTCGATGGCCAGGATGCCGAAGTCCTGCACGCTACCGTTGTAGATGCTGTAGAACTTGGGTTTCAGCAGGCCAAACATCTTGTCGATGTTGATACCTTGCTGCGCGCCATACTGGAAGTCCTTTTCATTCCACTCGGGTGTGCCAATGTCGGCCATGCCCAGCGCCTGCGCACCGCAGAGCAGTGTGCGAGTACCGTTGACCAGACCGCCAGCACCCCACTTGGAACCAGAAGAAGCGCCTTTGGTGTTGTAGACCAAGCGGTGTTCGTGCAGAACCACGCCATCAATGGTGACATTGCCACCAGTGAACCATGGGCTATCAGTTCCGGCCTTGGTAGCCACTCCAACCACTGCGCGCTGGTAATCCGCATCCTTTTTCAGAGCGGCCAGTGTGCCGGGAGTCACGAACATCACGTAATGCTCTTTGCCTTCCGACATCAGGGGCTTGATGTAGTTTTCCTTGGCATAGGCCACGGCATCCACAATCATCTTGTAGGTGGGCACGTAGCTAGTGGTGATCGAAGCAGTGTTCGATACAGCCAGGCCGGTGCCATCCCACATCACGCTGCGCTTGCTGGTAGGACCAGACACGTCTGCAGCGAAGGACAGATTGGGGAATGGGGAGCCTACGCGGGCTTCACCGTTGTTCTTGAAGGCGAAACTGATGCCGGACATTGCCAGGAATGCCAGTTGGTCAACACGATTGGCCAGCCAGAATGACAGGCGATCCTTGCCCATTTCACGGAACTTGATGACCGACTTCTGATCGCTCAATTTGCCCTTGTTGCGGACAGAGTGGGTAATCAGGTCGATGTTCAGCGTCTGCGCGTAGGACTGCATCGCTTCCTCGTTGCCTTCGCGCTCGTTGTCACCGATAACGCCGTCTTCAACCAGGTCGGCAACCAGGTGCATGAGCACTTGTTCGCCCTTCTCGGTCTTGGTCAGTTCGGTGATGCGCTGGATGACGGAGTTTTCGCCACCAGTGAATTTCTTGATAAACATTTGGTCGCGGGCGGATTGCCACACGTCACGGGACCAAACAACTTTTTGCTGGGGTGTCAGCGCTGCGAAATTAGTAAGCATGTCATGCTCCAAAAAAAGGGGTTGCATTCGTCTGGCAATGCGCTGCCTTGCGGGAACATGACTGCTGGGGCCGTCAAGAGGCCAAACCGTTTAACGCCAGTTATGGGGCGAAGTCACCTGAGAGAACCAGCGGGACGGTGAACCCCGCTGGGGTTGGCTTGGTTGGCTCTACGAGTAGTCCCCGCGTGCAGCCTTTTTCTCGGCTGGCGTGAGGGCTGCGAACTGGGCTTCATCGAGGTTGTCAACATCAATGCGAACCTTGTCCGTGCGATTTCCCAAACCTGCTTGCATCGGGGGTGGCTGCCGGGTTGAATCCAGTGCGCCACGCTCCAGTGCTTGCTGTGTGCGAGTATCTACAGCGGCCTTGGGTGTGGGCAAGCCCCTACTGGGGGTCGCTGCGCTGTCTGCTGGAGCAAATCGCGGAGCGATCTTGGCCACGGCGTCTGCCAGGGCAACGTGCGCAGGCAATCCGCGGGCAATTCCAGCATCGCGTGCAGACACAATCAGGCCCAGCGCATAGGAGCCTTCATCCGTGTCCAGATAGGGGTAATCTGTACTGGCTTTGGCTGCTGCTTGGCTCAAACTCTCGGCGGCATTGCGCTGGGTTGTCCGTGTTTCCACTTCCACGGCGGCCTGCTGGCGCAAGTTGGCATTGATTTCCTTGCGGATCTGCTTCGCAAGTGCGGTATCACCGTCCAGCATGGCGTCAATGTAGGCCTGCTCCTTGGCGTCTTCGTCAAACTGCTCTGCAGCCGGCTCT